GAGCTTTCACCGCCACCTAAGTTAAAAGAAAACTGAGCATTGTTTGATGATTTTGCTAAGTTGTACTCAGAAATGCGTAGATTTTGAGCCTCAAGGGCTTGGGCCTCTGCTAGCTTGCGGTCAATTTCCATTTGACGTGCTTGCTGCTCAGCCCTAAGAGCTTCAGCATTAGCCGCTTTGTTTTGGCCCATAATTCCAAAAACGGTAGAACCAATTTGTAGTGCTGTCATTGGGTCCATTAGAAAGTTAACTCCGCTACTATGCCATTAACTTGCAGTGCAAGCGGGGCAGATTGTGTAACTGTAATCTGTGGGTCTCTACTGTAACCCATTAGACGGAACTCTTTCTTACCAGTGAACGAGTTGACTTGAAGTGAAAGATCGTCAGTTACGTTTCTTAGAACTAGATTTGCACCATTTACTGTAGCCGACAAGGTGTCGTGAAGATCAACAACCACACTGCCTATTCTACGCGGCGTACCAGTTACAGGCCCAGCTCCTGTTGCAACATCTAATGGATTTGTAGTTAACGTAACGTCAAACTTCATTCCTATCTCAGCCTGATCCAAAGTTGGGTCTATAGCAGACACATCTATCTCACCACCAGAGACAGTAAACTCACCAACATAGTTGTTGCCATCTATTACATTTAGAACCGCACCATCAGCATAGAAGTCAGACACATCAAATACACCAGCAGTGCCATTGTAGATGCCAGACACATCAGTGTTATAGGCTTCATCAAACTCACATAAGGCAAACTTCTGAGTGCCATCGCCCTGATTGTATATAATGCTAGCAAAAACACGATCATCAATAGTTACAGTCGAGTTGAAGTATCCTTGAGTAGTAAACTCAGTCCATCCCGCCCTGTCTTCTCCACGGTTAGAGTTAAAGACTGAGATAGTTCCATAGTAGTTAACAACAAACACATAGCTTTCGGAGCGGCTCATTGCCCCATACATAGTGTTCATTTCAATAGGCGTTTTAATTAAGTGGGAAGAGATAAGCGATATAGGGCTAGCAACGTAAGCAGCTTCAGTATCAGCAAACACATACTCTCGTACAATTGCACCACCTTTTTGCACAAACAATGTAGCGCCATCTAAGGCTTGAGGCCGAACAAAGTCACAACCAAATGGCGTTTGCCTGCGCACGATAATATTTGTTGGCGTAATTGGCTGATTGCTAAATGACGGTACAAACATTTCTGACGTAGCCGTAAAGACTTGCAAGTCACGATTGGAAACTAGGTGACGGATTTGGTTGATCTCACCAACGCTTGCGGTAACGTGGATTGATTCATCATCCTTTGCAGTGCCAACATCAAAGTTATAATACTCTGAGCTTTTGCTAAACCAAATTGAATCTGGTTGAGACAGAGTGCCACCAAAAACTAAACGGTTTTGATGAAAGGTAACGGCACCCGGATAACCTCTAAGAACAGAGTAAGACTGCTCTTCCCATGAGGTTGTTGCTGCGCTTGTTGTAATCTTTGGAGTACCACCGCCGATCTCAGAGGAGTTAGCATTTGCCCCAGCTGTCATAACAAACTTATCATCATCAACAATCTCAGCAACAGTTCGAGTGCCATTGATTTGATTGTTTGCAATACCGCCAACACCGCCAGCATGTGAGATTGTCAGTGAGTCATTAACAGACAGGCCGTGCTTGACCATAGTAACTTCTATGTCAGCTTCGCCTTCTGTAGTGCTAAAAGAGTTTACTGGTAGCCTAACGGTTAGCGTGTCAAAGATATTACCAGTCGCTTGAGTGGTGCTTTGAACAGAAGTTATTTCGATTTCAGCCCCATGATAACGAAGCGTAACACCATCATGGTCGCCGTTTGTGGCAAAATAAGGATCAGATGTAGTTAAAGTAACCCCGTTACCCTGAGTAGCGGAGACTGCTAGCGTAGTCCCTTGACGATGAAAGTTATAATAAGGCTGGTATATCTTTGTTAAGTCAGACCTAGCATCAAACACAAACGGCTCAACTTGAAACGAGCTTAGAGATAAGCGTACAATCTGCTGCGGAATGAAGGTTGGATGGCAAATAAACATAACATCGCCAGCCTGAGCAAACGTAAACTCATGCAAGAATGTGTCAGTAAACTTTAAAGTGTTCCCATTAATGTCTTGAGTTAAAGTGTTTACTAAGCTCAAGACGCCAGTAAGGGGATCAATGAAAAAGAACTTCAGCTTTTGATGCTCAAGGGAAACAACATAGCGTTCATCATCAGAGAATATAAACGGCAGCAAGCGTGACTGCTGTGTCTTAGAACTGTTGAGAACAATATCATTTTGATAAATACTACGAAGTCCAGCGCGCTTAATGACCCCACCCTCTGCTCGAAGAAAGAAGTTCTCAATGCGCTGCGCTGATCCCGTGTAAACCGCAGAGTCGGTGCGAGAGTACAAAGAAGGGCTAACTTCCCCGTAAGAGAAGTTTGTTACTGGAACCCGTACCTTCTGCATTAACTGCGCCTTTCAGCAATAAACCTTGATGTTGATAGCTTGCGCGTTGTCTGCTGCTGTGAGTCTAGTGTACGCGCCCGCATCATTGTTAGTTGAGCTTGCTGACCCATTAGCTGTGCCAAGCTAGCGTCTTGAGCTAGAGAGGAAGCAAACACAGAGGCTAACTCAAACTGAACTGCTATCACAAAATATGAAGGCCAATCCTGTTCGCTTGCTCTGAATGTATAATCGAGGACTACCTCTGAGGTGTCACTCGTATCGCAGAATATCTTGTCGCCGTAAGTCTGATACTCAATGTTAAAGTCATTAACAGTAACAGCATGAAGCATTAACGAGTCTGAAGGTATTTGATACGCAGCGGTATATCTGCCAGTAGGCGAATCAGATAAACGGTTAAGAACTGATTGGTTCGTAGCAAAGCGCCAACGGCAGTTTACTAATGCAGAACGAGCTATGTCCTCATACATATTAGCCGCAATTAGCGCCTCGCTTGTTCCATCCTCAAAAGAAGTAATAGGCTCTGCACCAATTAAGATGAGAGCGCGACTAGATACGTCAATTGGGGTGTTAGCCGAGGTACTTAGGACAGCCATGTAAATCCTCCAAACGGAAAGAAAGGGGGAAGTTTCCTCCCCCCAATCAACTTAGTTGTTGTCGAGAACTTCGTAGATGCCGTTATCGTCAATAACAACAGCACCCATAGACATCATTGAAGTTGCAAGGTGTGCGACTTTCTCAGGAACGTAGTTAACCTCTGTCTTAACGTCAGAGTTAACACCGAGACCAATAGCGCGTGTATGGTAAGCAAAGTTTTTGCCACCAGCTACAGCAGACGTTGAGAAGATCTTGAAACCCAGGAACTCTTTCATTGTCATACCACCAGCAAACGGAAGCTGCTGTGGCCCAACGTAGTCGGATGATGCGAACTCGTTGATGTTAAACAAGTCAGCAAAGCCAGCTGGAGACATAGCAAGATAACGATTTCCGTCTTCTGGAAGATCTGCTGTGCCGAAGGTTTCAAACAATGTAAGCAAGTCAGCTTTGCCAAGTGCGCCAGTAGTGTCAGCAATCTGAGTTGAGTTTGCACCAGCATCCATTGCAGTAGAAATGATTTCATCAGTCTTGCGACCAAGTGCAGAAGCCGCAGACTCAGCAACAGCTTGACGCTCGTTGATGTTCATCTTCAGCTCGTCCAACTTGTCGATGTACTCAGCTGCGTAGAAGTCAGCCATTGTTGCTTCAACAGTGGTGTGCGCCAGCTCCATAGTAGTTACGTTGCCGTTGCGCGATTTAGTTGATGCCGCACCTGTGCCAATCTTCTGAAAGCGAGATACAGAAGCAGAGGTGTTTGTGGTACGAATTGTATTGCGGAGCTTGGAACCCATGCGCTGATAAGCAAGATGCACATCGGTTTCAAACTGCTTGATAAATGCTACGTCAATTGTGTTAGCCATTTGAACAGTCCTTGTTAAAGTTTATCGGGTTTGCATCTTGGGTATCCGCTCAACATCCTCAACGAAGGTATCCTTTCGGGCTTCTCAGTGCATTACGGGCCTTGATAATTTATCTGAAACATCTTTTTCCATCGGATTGCAACGCACAAACTCAATATATTTTGAATTATAGTGTTCAGATATGCCAACAGGCTCAAAGCCGAGAGACGCTGCCCAGTTAAGCATTATAGGAAAATCCGATAATATAGACATGCAGAGACGGGGGTGTGTCTGATCGAACAGCCCCATTATCATGCGCGATCCGACTATAAGAAGGCGTAGGTTTTTCTTTATTTCATTCGTAAATATACAGAAGAACTGCGGTAATTCTATTGTAACATCAAAGGCTAAGCCTGTTACGCATAGTATCGGCCCGCCATCACTCTTAACAACGTACGACTCAGAGACTTGCATCATCTCTGACAGCGCTTCCTTGGGCGTGTCGTAGCCAAGACTTTTAATATCATGAAGACCTTCGGGTGGAAGGTTGGAACAAATCTCGTCTATATGGCTGTATTGCAATGGGGTAAGATAAAACTTACCCCGCTGCATAATTTTTATATCATCCATAAAGTTTCTTAAACCCAGACTGTACTTGCTTAACGTAGTTGTCATCTCTTACGCGAGGGTTCCAGTATCTTTCATCTCGCATCATTTCATTCAAAGACGCTTCGCTGATGGAATCGGCAGTCCCGGTTTCAACATTCATTGATGGTTCTTTCATTGCTGTCATGATTGCTTCAAGGGCAATGATACCATCAGCCCCTTCGCACATACGCTCAACCGCTGACATTGCATCTTCTGGGAAGAACTTGTTAGCAAACAGAGATGCAGCCTCAATCCGGGCGTTTGCATTATCGCCGAGATGTTTCGCCTCTTCCTCTAGGTTAGGCTCCTCTGGCATTGACTGCATATAAAGCTCAATACCTTTTTGAAACTCTTCCTGATTGTACCCATTCTCAAGGCAATGATCTGCCCAGCTTTTAAGTGCATCGCTTTCAACTGCCTCTGCCTCATCAATAAAGTCAGGCAACTCATACTCACCAGATGTAGCTGGCACACCTTCTTTCGGCTGGCTCATTTCTTCTTTAAGCCGCTCACGAATGGCATCTTCCTTTTCGCCAATCTTAGACTCAAGGCTTTTGTACGCGCTTTCTAAATCTTCTGCACTTTTATACTTACCCGCAAGCAGCGTCTCTTCTGATTGCGCCTCTGCCTCTGGCTGTGCCTCCGCTCCTTCCGTAGCGTCAACTTGAGCTTCGTCTTGTGCTTCGGTTTCTATTGGTTGTTCAAGAAGTGTGCTTTGTTCAGACATCGTTTTTCACCTTATGCGAATGATTAATACGAGACTCAATGAGGCCAACGATATAACGCTGCCCCTCTAGGTGTCGTAACTCTTCTGTTGATACGTTTGGGCCGTTAACCATTTCAATGGTAATTGACCTCAAGTATTGTAGGACTGCCTTACCAGATGGCTTTCCAAATACTTCAGCGACATTAAGACTAATCTCTCTATCCCGCTGCAATGGGCGCTGAATACCATCGACGCCCATGTGAACCTTTGCTTTTTCCAAGCGCTACTCCAACTGTTGCGGTGCAGCTCCCATTCCAGCTTGTTGCTGTTGTGACATTTGCTGCATCATTGCAACTATTTCTTTACGCTCTGATTCGTCACGAATCAAGTTATCTGGTACACCAAATTTTTTCGCAAGGTATGCAGCAGCCTCTTCTGAGTTGACTAGAACCTGTGTCATCTCGGGCCCAAAGGCAGATTGAGCAAGCTCCATAAAGCGAGAAATGGATGTAATATCAGAGTTTGCCTGAGCTTGAGCCAGTGGAGAAACAGAGCGAACCTTAACCTCCCTGCCGTTCACAGTCGGTAGATCAATGCGCCCTTGCTTTTTCAAGATATAGATTACTCGTTGCAGTACAGGCTGTACCAATTCAGCTTGAAGCCTACCAAATGCAGCGCCAACACGGCGAGACAAGTCCGCCATTCGCTCAGCAACCTCTGTAGCAGAGGCGGGGGTGCGATCTGGATTGCCAAGCATATCATTGTATAGCGCACGCTTAATGTTAAGGCGCATATCTGACAGTATCAGCTGCGCTACATCGAAACTTCCCGCAGCTTGTATCGGCTGCAAGCCAGAAGAACCCATTGCTTTTGGTATGATCGTTCCCGGTACAAGATTAATCGTATCAGGATTAATGACGCCATCGTCTTCCATCTGATAAATGCCAGAGATTGCCATCTGTGCGTTCTCAAGAATTAACTCAATGGTAAGATTAGTAGTCTTAATCGCAGACAAAGCATTGATTAACGGGCCACGGCCATAGACTTCACCAGCGCACTTAGACCAACGGAAGCATATAAACGGATTTGAACCTATGCCCTTCATCTCTTTCGAGTACACCACGCACTTAGTTGTCATGCAGATAGCGTAGCTAACGTAGGCTTCTTCGTTTAACTTACTGTAATCACGACAAACAATCTCAAGAATGGTTGTTGTTTTCTCAGGTGAGTTCTGCACTTGGTTCATTAGGTCGGGTGGCATCTGAGCTTTTGGGTACAGAACCATGATCTGACCAAACTTAATGTTCTTCCGCTCACGGAATACATGGTCAATTTTGTCGTCAGGCCCCGTATCCAGAACAACATGCGGCAAAGGAATCGCTGAGAAGCTAACAGGATTTATAGCATCGCCTTCTTCGCAAACAAGAACGCCAGTACCTACGGCTAAATCCATGAAGGACTCATGCACTTCTTGAGAGAAGTTAGAGTTCTGTATTACCTCAAAGACGTAATCAGTTACATCATCAAGATCATTGTTAACTACATCGCGTTGATCTTTTGGTATCTCAGATCCTGCGGTAAGGTCAGCCCACCTAGCGAAGTTAGGTACGAGACCAGACTGCAATCTGGACGCAAATTCTTGAACGCCAACCACGGCTGTTTCATCGAAGATTCTATCATCTCGACGTTGACCAGTGGCTTCATAGTAAAAAGATTCGCGCTGGGGTAGCGCATACTCATAGCATTCATCAAACAACGGCACGAAGTTTTCACGCTTCGCTTTTGCCGAGTCGTATAGCTTCATGTACTTCTGCGCTACATTATCCATTAGCTAGCAAACCTATCATAATAACCAATGCCACCACCAAGTCCTGTAATCAGACTGCGGCGACTGCGAGATCCAGAGCGACGAGAAGCACGGCCTGTTGTGGAAACCGATCCAAACTTTTCAATTCGTTCCTGACGAATATTTGCGGAGCTAACAATCTTATCAGCTTCCGCTTGGCGTTTAGCTTCTTGTTCAGCCTTGTAGGTTGCTATGGCGTCTGCTCTAGCTGCCTCGATTGCTGCCGCTTGCTTTGCTGCCGCCTCTGCTTGGGCCGCTGCCTTTGCTTCTGCGGCTGCCGCCTCTTGCTTGGCTTGCTCTTCAGCAGTTGTTTGAGCTGCTTGTTGCGAGCCCTTCTTGCTTCCACACATGAAAAATCTCCTTTGCTTTATCCCTGCATATTCACAAAATCAAATTGAGATCAACGCACAATTACATCCTAGACCAAAGACCTTGCCTACGCTGCGGCCTTTTTTTTGCGAATACATCAAAAGAACGGCCAGCAACAGTCGGTTGCGCGGGCTTCTGGCTGTTCATCAACGCCCTACCCTCACCAGCGCCCAGCATCATGTACTGTAGAGCATCGTGAATGTGGGAATACATGTTCTTATCTGGCTTATCAGCGTACCTTTCACCAGAAACTTCCATGCGTTTATACTGATAGCCACCCTCAAAGCCTTTAATTAGCTGCTGACATCTGGGGTCTATCAAGAACGCTGCTTTACCATCGCTCATTTTCTGTAGCTGGGACGCAACAGATTCAAGGCGCAAGTCAACTGAGTTAGAAGGGGCTGGGAACGCTCGTAAACCAGCACCTCGAAGTATATGGAACGGGGTGGTCTCGTCGGTCTGAGCGCGAAAGTCACCAGCAGGGTCGCCATAGATAAATACTTCTGAGCATTCTGAAAAACGTGTAGAAAGTTCTTCACGAAGCACCTCTGCAAAACGCACAATACCCATATCAAACGCAACAAGCTCGGCTTGCACTAGCCAACGCCCTCGAACCTTCTGACCGATCGTAGCGGCTGGGGTAAGTCCAAAGTCTAAGCCAACATATACAGGTAATCCCGCAGCAATTGGCACTTCTTCTTTAGCAACGTGCATATCTCTGGCAAACATTTGGTAAATAGGCTTACCATCTTGGATAGATCCTAGCTTGTTCATTACATAAACGTCTATCCAACTCTTAGTCTTACCACGAATAAGATTAGAATAGTAATCTTTTCGCATATACTTTGCGTTTTCTGCATTTTTGCTGGATTTATAGTCTGCTACTTCGCCTTCATCATCTTGAAGCTCTATCATTGCTGGTGGCTGCGTATAGAAAGACCAATTGTCTGGCTTCACCAGCATCCTTGCTTGCTCACGCGGTATGTGATCTGGGACGGGAACCTCACCAGACATGATCGGCCACCAGTGATCTTCCTCTGGCGCGTTGGTGTCGGCAATTACGCCTGTCCATGTAGCGCCACCATCACGCATAGAAGGAAAACGCCCAACCCTCATGGTGCAAGCATCAATAATTGACTTAGGAACTTCCCTTGCCTCGTTAATCCAGATGCCAGTAAGCTCTAAGGACAGAAGTTTCTTAACATCTTCGGGTCGATCAAGAGCCAAGAAGATAACCTCAAGCTCCAGGTCGCCCTTTTTAATGTTGTGAGTGTATGGAACTGACCATGTGAACCTACCCCAATCAGATTCTGGGAACCAATCAAGCCAAGTCTTAATAGTTGTGGTCTTTAGCTGCGGGTTTGTGTTCCGAATGATTGCCCATCGACTACGGCGCAATCCATTCTTGTTGGGCTCTTGCGCTAGTGCGCGGCGGAATATCTCAACACAGCAGGAAACAGACTTACCAGAACCTACTGGACCTCTTATGCCACGAAAGAAGGTGTTATCCTTCATAAACGCCTTAACCACAGCGCCATCTGGCTTGTACTTGAAGTCGGTCACTACCGCAGTCCTTTGTCCACACCAAACTTAATCATGCGCTCCACGACCTCAGGGCCGATACTCTCAATGAGCTTGTCACACTCTTTGTCTGTAACAAAAGACTTACCGTGCTTTGCTTCAACATAGGCAAACTCAGTCTTCCGAACTATGCCACGAAGCAACTCTAGCTCCATGGGCTTTAAGGTACTGATAAAGCTCACTTCTTCTTAACCTTAACTGGTTTAGGCTTCTTTGTTGCGGCGGCTGCGGCTTTCATACCGGCCTTGGTGTACGGATATTTCTTACCAGCTACGTTAGGCATTGCGATACTTCCTTGTTTTCTTGGCAATGGACTTGGGCTGAGCGACGAACTGCTTACCTTTGGCCTTACCTTTGCGTTTAGCTGCGGTTGTTGCAGCATACTCGGAGCTTGTTAGGGCTTTAATTGCTTTCTCTGGAAGATAACGCTCGCCCGTCTCGCTAGATTTCTTGCCAGACTTAGTGCGCCACTTCTGTTTGCCCCAATTAATAAGGGACTTTTGAGGAGCTTTCATTTGTATCCACCCCCAGCTGCCTTGTATCTCTTAGCAAGTAGCTGCGCCTTACGAGCCGACCACTTACCAGCTGCTGTTCCCTGCACATTTGCGGCTTTAATCCGCTTGAACAAGGTCTTCCTCATACCCGGTTTGGTATAGTTACCCGCTGCGTTTACTGCCATTTGCCTTAGCCTTAGCTTTCTTCTTAGGCTTAGAAAAAGCCTCGTTAATATCTGGCGTAGATGGATCATCACCTACTAACCGACCATTGGTCTTGCGGGTACGGGTGGGGACATCACCTTCTACTAAACGCCGGGAGGACGCGTTGCGCGTTTTACCGCTGTAGGTTGTACCCGCAAGCTCATGGGTGTCGCCTGTATAAAGCTCACCGCTAGTTAAATACCATGCCATTCTTCTATGCCTTCTTAGATTTGTTACGGGCGCTAATGGACGCAGCTTTCTTCTTTGCATCAGCTTTGGACGAAGCGCCCCATGCCTTTAAGCTGAGAAGAAGACGGGTGGGTTTGCCCTTGGCATCACGCTCAGGCCCCTTCATACCGCCCATCCTTGCAAGGAAAGAAGCACGGCGGGGATTGTCACCGCTCTTAACCGGAGCCTTCAACGTACCCTTCTTATAAGAGGCACGCCCCTTGGCATTCAAACCACCCTTAGGGTTCTTACCCTCTTTCCTTGTCCAAGCTGCTGTCTTCATAATCGTACCCTATACCAGAAAAATATTTGCAGAGGCGAGCCTTTTTTAACTATCACTAGAGTGAGGGACCACTAGCTAACATAGTACCGCCAGTTTTTAACCCCCTACCCCCTATGACAGCAATTCTACTCCTCTTTTACCTAGCCAAGATCTATCTGCACCTTGATGTCACCAGCTACCTGCACCTGTGACCGGTCTATCGGCTTGTACCCAGCCCGGTCTAGTAAATCCTTGCTCGCCTCTAGCTGAACGTACTCTGACTTGGCGCCCATGGCTAGCCTTCTCACCGTCCCAGCTGCCAAGGTAGCACTCAACCCAAACTCCTCGTTCATCCTCTGCATGAGATACTGCTGCACATGTGGTAGCTTCATCGTCTTGGTTGCAGTTACTCTTCCAGACTCACCGCTACTATAACCAGCCAACTCTGCTGCCTTAGCTATCGTACACCCGTTTGCTACAATGGTGTCAACTAACGCTGTCTGTTTCGTAGTCAGCTTTCTTGTAATCGGAACATTACTCATCCGTTCTTACCATCCTTTATCCTCATGCCTGCCCCCCTCTCCCTCTCTCCCCCCAACAGG